CGAATTAAAAAAATACGAAGCATTTGATCGTATTCTACAACAAATTTGGTTGGGTGTTAGACAGGAAGCAATTGGTGGTAGAACAACCTACATATATGATTATAACATATTCTTTCAACATAATCGTGATTTCAATAATGTAGAAAAATTCAATATGTTTCGCTTAGACCTAGTGACTATTCTTGAAAAGGAATATCCAGAGTGTAGTATTAAATATGTTGAAACTGTCGGTTATGGAGGTGAAGTCGTTCAACGGATTATTGTGATTGATTGGTCTTGAGAGTTATGAAAAATATGCTGTGTCTTAAGTAGAATGGACGCGGAGATTACGTTTAACGCTCTTAGTTATATGATAGAACAAATGAGTCTTGAACAATTGCGAGACTTTGATTTGAACACTGAACTTGCCCAACTTTTTTTACGATTTCTCGACCAAGAGCAAACTCTTGATATTATTATGAAAAAGGAGATTCGCTTATACGGAAATATTAACAATTTTGTAGACCATTTTATGGCAACAAGTTTTAATACAGCACAAACAATGGCAAATGGTCCTGAGAAAATCAACAAAAAACGGAATTTACTCATTATTTTGAATCGTATGCTCACCTACCCCGAATTATCTGCTCGTCATCGCGATAATGTAAATTATATGATTGGTATATTGTCTAGTGCTTCTGCGCCGGCGGCAGGTGGTCGGCGGCGACGGAAAACGCGTCGTCGGTTGCGTCGTCGGTGAAGGCTGGGTTTCTAACAAATCAAAAATTGACCCTGTATATTTTTTATCAAAAAATCGCAAAATGGCTACTTACACGAAGATGGTGAAGGAAAATCCAGATAAGTATCCAACGCGAATGGGACAGCCGTGGACAAGTGATGAAGTAAGCAAACTACTGGTATTTATTGCTAATAATAAACAGGTTGGAGATATTGCGAAGGAGCATCAACGTAGTGAAGGAGGAATAACGGCACAAATACGAAAAATGGCTTATGAGTATTACAAGAATGATAAGAAGTCTATTGAAGAGATTAAGACTCTTACAGGTCTTTCAGATAGCCAAATTATAGATACAATAGCAAAACGTGATGGAATAAAAGATAAGAAAACAGAAAATAAATATGTAACATCTCCTCCTGTATTTAATGCTGAAGCAGAAATTAAAGCTATTAAAGCCGATATGGCAGTGATGAAAAAGGACATTAAGGAAATCCTTGCATGTATGAAGGCAGTCTATGAATTTGAGACTGCTGATGATTAATTATAGATGATTAAAAGAGAAAGTGGTATTTTAATTAAGTCTAAACCCTATTTTTTACTATAATTCTAAAATGGCGCTCCCTATTCATATTTCTCGCACCGACTATAAAAATTTTATGTTAGATTTATATCTAATGCTTGTGGCACGTACTAGTGAAATTGCTAATGAATATGATACTCTTCTTGATACAGATGTAAAAGGGTTAACTTCAGGAATGAGAGATTATATGAAACAGCATATTACAAGAATAATTAGTAATATGTTAAATAATGAGTATCCTATAATCACACACAAGCTTGTTTTAATAATTCTACAAGCATTGGATGCGTCTATTATTGCTCTCTTTACTATACGCCCCAAAAGTTCATTTAAATATGTAGACATTAAAGACTATTTGTACACCCAACTAATATGGTTATTCGATGTAGACGAACACTATCCAACAATACTAGGAGATTATCTTGTAATTGATGATGAGACTACGATGGACAGTCCACCCATAGGTGATGAACCTATAGCGGATTAAAGAAAAAATTGAGAAGGGGTGGTTACTATTTTTCAACATCCAACAGAGATGGATATTGACAAACGTATTGCCGACTTGGAGGATAAATTACGACGGATGGAATCCCGCTACAGCCAGTCCAACCCCGTTGACGTTCTATTAATACGGGCGATGAAGCGAGAAATCGCTCGGCTGTTGCGATTATCCGCGACAGAGAAGATGGCTGAAGCGGTTGAAAAATAAATATAATAAATAATTACGGATATTTTGTCAATTCGCAACGTAAACTACAACAAGATGTGCTACGACAAGGCGAATCTTTGAATACTTTAAAACAATTAATACAAGTGAGTGTCGGTAAAAGAGCGATTCTTTCTTCTTTTTCTTTACGTTTCTTTTCATCGGCTACTCTTTTTGCTTCATCATGCTCAAGTTTTAGTCTCCGTTTTTTTTCTAATTCTGCGTCTAATACTCTCTGTGCGGCTTCCCTTGCTTCAGCTATTACTCTTTCCTGAGCGTCCGCTTCCTGTTTCGCCCTTTCCCTTGCTTCCGCTCTTAATATTTCTTGAGCTTCTGCCGCTTTTTGTGCCCTTTCCCTTGCTTCCGCTCTTAATATTTCTTGAGCTTCTGCCGCTTTTTGTGCCTCTTCTCTTGCCTGTTCTTCTGCTCTTTCTATTGCTTCCCTTAATTCCTTTATTCTTTTTACTTCCTCCTCGTTTTTCTTATGAATCTCTTTAATGGAAGCATCTATAAGAACTAATAAATGATTCAGATATGTAATACCATATATAGTTTCCATTTCAATAATTTCATCCTTTAATTTATCTAAATTAAAGATATGAGACGAATTCTTATATGATTCAAATCTATATTCACATCGCTTAATTAATATTGCCTCAACATTAGCACTGTATTCAATGATGTCATCAATAATTACATACTCTCCCTTCTTAAGAAATTCGCGAAGAATGGTTGTATACATATTTTTGCCTAATGATCGTGATAACATATTAAATTTCTTACAACATCTAGAACCTGCTATAATTGTTTTTTCTGTGAAATGATTATATAAATATGTTACCTCTTTGATTTTCCTACTACAAATACATATAGCACTTTGAGTTGCTAATGTTGTCTCGTCAATTACATACCACTCTTCTTTTGCCTCTTCAATACTTTTTGCACGTGATAATTTTAGTAAATTCTTATCAAAATTATATTTGGCAGCCATTGATTACTATTAATTAGTAGATGCATATAGTCAATTTTTAGCCTTTAAACCCTCAGGGGTGACCCCCACCCTTGGGGTTCAGCCATCGCCGTCGTAAAAATTCTTCGGGTTGCGATTTGTACTATAGTTTATAGTATAAATCACCAAGTTTTTGTGCGGGAACACCGCCGCCAAAAAATCCCGGCTGGAGGATAGACCCGCGGATGAACGATGAAGAGATTCGGCTATCTGTAGTACATTTGCTACGTGCGTATTTTGATAAGTCGCCGTCGGTGGACCCTCTCAATGACGAAAGGGTGGTGGATATATCCCGCGACCATATCAGTGCGCTGGCGGATATTATTCTATATACCTCAAATCCTATATACTATTATGAATTAAAGGATAAGACTTATAACGATGCGGTTGCTATGCTAGCCAATTCTACTTTGCGCTTCAAACTACCTGAGCCACTTATGGGTATGATTGCCTACAGACATAGTCAAAATAATATAATGGGAAATGAAATCGTTAAGATTGCTGACGATATTGTGTATAGCGCAAAGAAGAGTGAAGATTTCTGGCGGTTACAGCGAGATGGAGAATTAGAATGGGGAGTGTGTCCTAGAGAAGATGTAAATTTAGGGTACGGACGATGGAATAATAACAATCCTATAAATCCTTATGGAATTGAAGGATGGGTGCCGGCTATTATAGAAAAACATCCTATTTGGATACGCCGAAATCAATTTGATATGTACCCTGGACGATGGGACCCGTCTGACAGCGGCAAAGAGGATGTATTAGAAGTAAATATATCTGGGCATAATAGTCACTGGTCTCGTTTTGTAACACGTGAAGTCTTGAATAAGTGTCCAAGTGCTTATGGAATTACATCTGATATAAATGAAGACGATTGGATACAGGTAAATATACGTCAGCAGCGTACTTGGATTTATTATAATCCTTCTAAACTTTCACTATTGCCAAAAAGTTCTATAGTAGATAGTTATATAAAAATAACATTAACCGCAAGTTTCCCTCACATTCAAGGTTGTACATTTTTTGCAGAACGCAATCCGCATGAAAGTGTATTTTTAAATTATCCTCGGTCCATATTTACAATTGATAGACCATTATTTGTGAATGACGATTTACCTTCCCATCCAATTCCAGATCCTACTAGACAGATAATTGTTACGGGAAACGGTGATACAAATTATAGATTTCAAGAGACTTATATTACCTCGGAAGGAAATACAACACATTACGAAAATATTTATTGGCGCCGAACCAGTGAGAATCATAGTTTAAATGTATGTTCTATACAAAGCATTTTAAATACATTAAATTATAATAGAGTTTATATTCATAAATTATTTACGATAAACACATTTATAAAATTAATAAATAAAATTTCGGTTGATACTATTACAGACCAAATTGGGCGATGGATTTTATGGAAACCGTACACATATGTTCCTAGTTATAATCAGAATTGGAAATACCTAGAAATAACAAAGTTGTTAAGTATATATTGGCAATTTGACCCTTCCCACCTTTCAGAATTAGATTCATTTATTTCAGACTTTCAAGCAATTTCACGCAATCCTACATCTGTTGATGAAGAAGAAGAGGAAGAAGAGGAAGAAGTGGATTTATCAGGAGTGCCGGCACCAGCACCAGAACCTCATAGAAGAGTTGTAAGAAGAGATGCCAGCGGTTCAATAGCACGCCCAACACAACTTTGTAAGCGCATCCGTGATCTCATCGTTGCCGATATAATCAGCAAGGGTGATGAATGCTCTATTACAATGGAACCGCTAACCGCCGAGAATCTTGCCATCACCTCCTGCTTCCATTTCTTTGACAAGGACGCAATTGGTAAATGGTTTGAAGAGAAGGATACTTGTCCGCAGTGTAGGGAGCGGACTACGGTGTTTGCTTAACTTTCGCCGTTTTACAGTTTAAAACTCTAAAGAGTAAACGAATTTAGAATGTCTAAGCCGTTTGAAATTACGTTAGAAAATCTGGAGAACTATACAAAGTCGCAACTACAAGATGAAAATGTAAAGTATGGACTGGCACGATGTGAAAACGAACTCAAAGAGAAATCTATTAAGAAACTACGTGATCACTTAGAGACTCTTAAGGAAAAGAAGACCTGTACATTTCAGATTGATAATGGTCAAATTCTAGAGTATACGTACCCTGCTAATAAAACCCGTCTAGATCTCAATAAAGTATTAAACGAGTTTTTTACCACGTCGTAATAGTTGTGTGATGTTCACAAAAAATTGAAATTCATTTTGCGGTTCTTTTTAAACGAACAAGTAGAATGTCCGACGTATTCACCCTTTACGATAAAAGGAATGCGTGGTATATTTTAGGGTCCGATTCGTGGGATGGTGTAATTAAACATGGAACAAGTCACCATATACCAATGCGCAAAGACCCGTTCTTTACTTGTATGCCCAAACCTGTAAGTTATCAAGCCGTTCTCTTCTTGGATAGCAGTGCCCTCCAAGCACGAGGAATCAGTCTCGCCACACTTGACAGCGCCGAATTCCCCCGTTGGCTAAAGGCAAACAATCTATGGGATACGCACGTAGAGCTTGGGGGTGGTAACGAATTCTATAATCACGCAGACCCTGTTAGTATCGTGCGGCGATTTCTATTAGCGATGAATATTCCTATTGTTGAGGAACTTCATGAGGACATATTTCCCTATCCGTCGCAGCATGAATCTGCGGACGAGATTGATGCGGAGATTGCCGAACGTCGCAAGGCTCGCAAAGAATATCTCACAACCTTGCAACCTCCGCCATCGCCACCGCCCTCCTTTATCGAAGTTACCAAGGAAAATATTATTCGTGTGTTTCTAGCCGAAGGACAGGAATTGCGTAGTAACCAGTCAGAGTTGTATGATATTTGGCAGCAAATTCTACTTACAGTAGACACCTATGCCGGCATTCTACAATGGCCAACCGGTACCGGTAAAACCCTGGGTGAAATCATTCTTATCCTACTAACATTTACGCATATCAAGTCAAAGGGGCAGCTTTACCGTGGATTGCTCATTGCGCCAAAGAATGATATTCTAAATACTCAGTTGACAGCGCTTCGTAAGTTGTCACGGTTCGGTCTTCATATCATTGAGGCGCACGATAGCCAATATCGTAATTGTGTTATCCCTACAGACAAACACATTCTTATAATTGTAACCCATGCGGCTTTGGCAAAGGCAACTGGTGAAAATATAGTCGAATTGGATGAGACTGTTCATTTAACCGGCATGGATCGTCTGCCTGCTATGAATCACGCTCACTATGATGAAGGTCATCGCATCACTGCTGAAAAGTTTCTAGCTGCGTTAAAACGTAAGCGCACACAGTGGAGAACTCCCTATATCACTGCTACATCCGCAACTCCTAAAACGAGTAATACGAATCAGCATGAGCGCCTCGCAGAGTTCTTTGGCGGAGATGTACCTATTATACATCGAGTTGATATTGATAAGGCTGTAGCAAACGGTTGGATTGCAAAACCTCGCTTTCATATTGCCGAAATCGCCGATGACACCATCGAAAAGCAAGTTCTGGCAGTTGTAACTCATACAGTAGCTCTTATGAAAGAGCGTATCCGTATAAATATGTGTAAGGGTGGAAAAGCAATCGCTTATTTACAAAGTAAAGCCGAGGTTACTATTGCTGTCAAACAAGCACAGGATACTGTCCCTCCTAACTATAAGATTTACTGGGCGGTCGATATTAACGGCAAATCGAATCATAGAGAATTTGTGTCTGCTCCTGCGAACGGCACACCACGAATTATGTTTGCATGTGACCGCTACCGTGAGGGCTCTGATATCCAAGGTCTGGAATTCACTGCCGTACTAATGGGCAAAACCATGGCAGCCTATATTCTCGTACAAATTATTGGACGCGCTCTAAGAGTAGATTATGAAGGGAAGGAGGGATGGTGTTGTATTCTTCGTCCAAAATATCCCGATGATAAGGATGATTCTCCCCTTGAACATATCTTACTCGACTTAGAGGCGGTTATTACATTCAACGCAGGTGTTGCAACACGCACAAATGTAGAGGCATTTGTGCGTACATATTTTGGCAATATCACTGTTGATGGACGCAGTATAAATGTTGATGAAACGATTGAGCGAGTTCAAAATATGTATTTACGTCGTCAACAAAATCGCCGAGAGATGTCTGTTACCGATGCTCATCGCATTTGTGCCGAACACGGAATTCGTGATTCGAAGCATTACGGTGAATTACAGAAGACTGTGCTGACTGGCTTACCTGTAGAGCCTGCTGAATACTGGCGGGGACATGGATGGACGAACTGGCACGATTTCCTTCACGGGCAAGAGCGAACCATGACACTTGAACGGTTTATTGATGATATTGTTAATGAACGCCAAATTCTTGCTGCTGAAGAGTGGCAAACCAAGCACATCATCGGTTACCCAACTCTACAAGATATTTGTGACGGATACTTTGCTCGAAACGATATTCAGCAGTACGCTGATATTATCAAGCATCCGCAAGTCGTCAAACCGAGGGGCGCTCGGCGCTAAGGGTATTGATTTGAAAACAAGGGTGTCCTGATTTTAAAATTTTTCTTCCGGATTTTAAAAAAATGCGGACAAAATTGATTGGTCTTTTTCTTCCTCCATCATATAACATCACCCATGACGACTAAGATTCAGCAGTTTGAAGCCGCAATCATCCGTATCCGTGATATCCTCCGCCGCGATGGTATCACTGGAATGGATTCAATGAAGCACTGTACCCTGTATATGGCAGCTCGCTATCTAACAGCGGAGCTCCTCAAGACCCTCAAGATTCCTGAGCGCTTTGGATGGCAGTCACTCCTTGCTCTCTCTCGTGAGGGTCTCAATGAGGGTGAGAAGACCAAGAATCGCGAACTTTCACGTGACCGCATCTTCAACAATGCGGGTGCAGACTGTCTTGTCACCCATTTTGACCACCTCTTCAAGACAACCGAATTTGCGTTTCGTGTATCCGCTCGCGGACATAGTGATATTATGGAAGTCTTTGCGCCTATCAATCTTGAGGATATCAAGATGGAGAAAGACCTTCTTGGCTGGGTGTACGAACAGCATCTCGCAAAGGGCTCATCTGCCGCCCGTGACCTCGGTCAGTTCTTTACCGACCGTTTCATTACAGCTTATATGACTGCTCTATGCGATCCAAAGCGACGTGCGGATGGCTCTATTGAATCTATTTGCGATCCTACGATGGGCACCGGCGGCTTTCTCACATCTGGAGTTCATCACCTCACCGAGAAGCATGGCGTTACAAAGAAGGAGTGGGAGAAAAATAAGGATCGTATTCACGGCTGTGATATTGACCGCTTTGTAGGCTCGGTGGCATCCATCAATCTCTTTATGGAGACGCAAGGCGTCGTCTTTCCTAATGTAGCCTACCGCGACTCTCTTCATTCTGACCTGACTGCGCTCACTTACGATGTTATTCTTGCAAATATGCCCTTTGGCGTGAAGGGTCTCAAGTATGCCGATGTTTGCCAGCGTGTGAAGGACCTCAAACTCAACGGCACTAAATCTGAGCCACTCTTTCTTCAACTCATGATGGTCGCACTTGCGCCTGGCGGTCGCTGTGCTGTTGTTGTGCCGGATGGAATGTTAGTTAATACTTCTAAGTGTCACGATAGCACGCGTAAGTATCTACTAGATAACTTTGAACTCAAGCGTGTTATTAAGATGACTGGCAAGTTCTTTATGAATACAGGTATCCAGCCGTCTATCATGTTCTTTGAGAATACTGGCAAGCCGACGACGGCAGTAGAATTCTGGAGCGTTGTAAAGGACGACAAGGATACAGTGAATGAGACAATGGTTCTCTCTGTTCCTCGTGAACGCTTTGACGAGTCTTGCTTGCTTGATGTGCGCCGGTATATGAAGAGCGAGAAGCCGGTGGTGAATCTTGATGGGTTTCCTATGGTGAAGTTGTCTATGGTTGCAGATTGTAAAAACGGCAAGAATATTCCACAAGAAAAGCGTGCTGAATTAGGCACATTTCCATATTATGCATCAAACGGTATAAGTGGATTTGTAGAACAATCTAATTTTCAGGGATCTGCTACATTGCTTGGTGACCAAGGATCTCTTTGGAAATCTCATTATGTAGATCAAAATAAAAAGTTCTATGCAGGAAATCATACTCTTGTAATGAAAGCGAAAGATAATACATTAAATATTAAATATCTTCATTATTATATTCATTTGAATGATCTAACACATTATAATCGTTCATCTACTCTTATTCCAGAACTTGATAAAGTTCGGTTCTATACAATGGAATTTCCTCTCCCCCCTCGCTCTGTTCAAGACGAAATCGTTGCCACACTTGACCTCATTTATAACACTGCAAAATCAGCGGATGTAATGGTGGCAGATTTGAAGACGCAGATGGCGACGATTGTAAAAGTCTTCGATAATAAGTGTGCGGATAAGACTACTATTGGAACCTTATATGATACACCAAAATGCACAAAGAAATTCAATTCTAAAGATATGGATAATGGCGGAGATGTACCATTCTTCAACGGCAAATTTAATTCGCCAGTAGGAACTCACTCCGATTATTCATATGATTCAGACACAGATTACTTTGTTATGATTAAGGATGGTGGTGGTGATCATAGCAGTGATTTGGTTGGAATGGGAAAATTCTTCCAAGTTACAGGCAAATGTGCAGTTACATCGCATAATCTTGTCTTAGTACAAAAGACATCTAATCCTCAACTACACAAATTCATGTCGTTCTACTTACGATGCAATGGTAAGGAAATTCGTGATAAGGCACGATATTCAATTAATCTCGGAAGCATCAGTGTTAAAGATGTGCTAGAGTTTCCTATTCCAAATATGAGTGCCGATCAACTTCTAGATGCGAACAAGAGACTATCCTCTCTAGAATCTCAACTCGCCTCCTTAGAAAGCCTATATAAGCAGTCCGAAGACAACGCTCGTTTCATTCTAGAATCTTACTTAAACACTGCGTAAGAATCTTATCCATTAATATGTCATCGCCGTATGACTTACGCCTCGCTGAAATAAAGCGACAGATTACTGCCCAAAAGAACATATACAAGTTTCGTACCTTTTTGTATTCACTTAATAAAAATATACGCCAACAGTGCTTCCAACTATCTCTAGATTTTTTTGAAAATGAATATAATAATCCAATGATTACATGGACGGAAAAAGAACGATTACAAAATTTACGCAACCATTGGCAGTTAAGTAGTTTCGAAAATACAGCAACAGACTGGTGGTCAACACTCTCATTCAATCACTCGACAAGTCTATCCTTGATGACTCTGATTCATCTATGGATTGATGATATTACTGTATTTGACCCTGAAGCATTTGAAACCTCAACCCTTGGCATCCGTTAAAAAAATTTTTATATTCTATCATACATTATTACAGTCTGTAGAGGCAATAATCTCAGCAATATGCGCCATTTTTGATTCCAATTCAACCATTAATTGACCTGGATCTCGCGAACCCTGAAGTTTCTCATTACATCGCGCACACAGCAGACATAGATTCGCCGGTGAGTCCTTTTCTTTACGACACTGCGGCATAATATGCCCCCATGTAAGTTTGAGATAGGACAGACTCTCATCTTTGACAGCATTCCAGCAATATTTGCCATTGACGTATTTGCCGAACGCACACGTCTCGTTTTGATCAATCAGTTTACGGACAACATAATTGATACGTTCACGTTTTGTCATCTGTACATTCATATCAACTAGATGGGTTCTTAATCGTTCTTGTAAGCGCTCAATCTCTTCGAGGGGTTTTGGAGGTGCCTTCCAGTCATTTGAATCACGAGTGTAACGAGGAATTAAGGAGGAACTATTTATATTGGTCATTTGTGTGGTCGCCTGCTGTTATTATAACAGCTCCATGTCTGTTTCAATTTTTCCCCGCCCCCATAGTAGAATGAGGCTAGATATTGCTCTGACGTTTATAGACCGTGCGTCTGCGGCTCGCCTGGGTTCTCTAACAAAAGATGAAATCCAGTTTATTGCCGACGGTATGACCCCCGATGAAGTCGGTACCTTTCTATTCGCCAAAAACGTGAAGATTTTCGGTGGTATTAACGGCTACGCTAACGATTTTTTCGCCAAAGGAACCCTTGAACGTATCGCAGCAATGCCTGCCGGTCCTGACAAAGAAGGTACAAAACGGGCACTCCGTGAAATGCTTGAACGGATGCTTACATACGCCGACCTAAGTGCGGAGAATCGTAGTCGTATTACTGGCGCGATTGCCGGTGTTTTAGGTGCTGCTGCCGCTGCCGCCGGTGGCTCTCGTCACCGTCGCAAAGCGACTCGTCGCCGCCAGACCCGTCGTCGTCGCTAAATCGCTTACTTTGTTGCTTTGTTGCTTTGTTGCTTTATTGATTGATTACCGACTCTTTTCGCTGACCGCAAAGAGTGGGAAATAAAAAGGCAATTAGATTGTAAGTGCCGGTGTAGAATTTGTTGTCATCGGGGCAACTCCAATAGGCTCCAACTTCGTCTGGCACGAGAACTTGCTCTCACAGCTTTCCTGGGTTACCGGACATAGAGCCGAGCATTGTACCGGTGTTAATGAAAGTGCCGCTGCCGACGATGCTGGTGTCGGTGCAACCGGTTCGCTGGTCGGGACTGGCACAGGCTTGGGCATCTTAGATTTCATTGCCTGAAAACTTGGCTGTGCTGGTGCTGGTACAGGCATAGGCGCAGGCATAGGCGCAGGCATAGGCATAGGCGCAGGCGCAGGCGCAGGCTCAGGCGCAGGCTCTGCCGGCGCATCCTGAAACTTTTCTATCGTCACACCGCATGGCGACATATACAAAATCAAAAATCCTACCAATGCTGCCATGAGCAACGCGGCAATTAACAGTAAAATATAAGAACGCTTTGCCATCTTCTATTTACAGTTAGGATTTTCTATAATTATGCCCTATAAATTGGGGGAATCGTGGATTCGTACGTCTTTCGGGTCGCATTATCCAGCATACAGAATTCAATCATATACATAACCCCAATAATATCACGAATTGTCTGATGAATGGCAATCGCCGCAATTTCCTGTTTTGCCGACCCATCCACTACAATTGATATAGAATCAACCTGATGTTTCTGTGCCACTTGTAGTATCATCTTAAATTGCTGCTTTATCGTATTTGTCCAATGCGGGGTCTTCGTCGGAACATCCGGTACATATACATCAATAGTATCACCCGCACGTATCTCTTGGCAAGTCAGCAACCCACTCTCAGTCGTCGGCGTATGACCTAGATGAAAGACAAGAGTATAACTAGGAGTAGTATCCGTCAGTGTTACCAACGTATTATGAAAACGGCACATATTTATATGCGTGAAATCGTAAGTATGAATTACCATTTCAAGAAGTGTTTCCTACAGTATAACTTACGTTAATTTGTGTAGTACTTGAACGAATCACTTTTTTCATCCAGATTGGGTCCAAAGCGCTTGAACTCGTTTGATCCCGTATCCATCTCGGGACGGTAAATGTAGCCACGTGTCTCGCCCGTAGACCACGCACGCTGGGCGTCCCTCGGATAACTTCCATATGGTACATCGCCCTCCTCATCTCCAAATGGCGCAGCCTGGAAACCCTCCGTTACCTTCACCGCTCCCAACATAGGATTATTCGGGTCGGTCTCCTTGAACTCATTGAGTGGGCGAGGTGCCGACATAAATCCGTTCTCCGCCGCTCCAACAGCATCACCGACCTGCTCCCTCATAATGCTATCGGCACCGTATGTTCCACGGCTGGCAGGTGGCTTGATAGGAGGACCCGATGGCATCGGGATAGGCGGGCGGCTCGTATACATAATATTGGACAACGACTCATTCGCCGGTGCCGCATTCGCAACTGTACGATCAGGATGTGTCGGTCCGTTCATCTGACCCTGAAACATATCATCCGACACAGTCGTTGTGGTTCCCGCTACATTCTGGAAATTATCGCTGCGCGATGGTTTTCCAATCGCACGCATCGTAGCCCGCACATTGCGATTGAACATCAGCACCGCTGTAAGAAGCAAGAGGGACACACCAACAGCCGGGTAGACGGTAAATACCGCAAGTGCGACCGCTACGAGAATCACCGCTGTTACGGGGGACGAGGTGACATTATTTGACAATGTAAACATCTTCGTGGCAACGGCAGTCGTGACCGCCAAAACTGCCACAGTCAAGCCAACCTCAACATAAGATACCGATGGCTTTACCATTTCACTCTATTCACCGCCACGATAAAAAATGAAGAGTTTCCAATTCTCTTAATAGAAAGCAAAGATGTTACCTGTTCGTGCTCTCTCCGCCAAAGGTTACTCCATTGCGAAATCGGAATTGACGCCCGCTCAAACCTCCTTAATTAAGAAGGAATTGACTGTATGTGCCGCCGGTCCTGCCGCCTATACCGCCGGCACTGCGTCCTTCAAAGTCTACCTTGAATCCGCCGAACGATTCTATCTACCCACTGCCTGGGGACTCACCCAATTCGGTCCTGCGCTCTCTGACATTCGTGGTCGTGGTGATGCGCTGCCGTCGGCGCTCAAATTCGGCGGGGAACTCCGTGTCCACCAAGTCGCCGCACTAGAATCGTTTCGTGACGCCGGTCATAACGGTATTATTTGCCTGCCCTGCGGCTACGGCAAAACCTTCACCGGCATTGCCGCCGCAATGGAAATCGGGAAGTGTTTCATCATCGTAGTCCATAAGGAGTTCCTCGCCGACCAGTGGTCCGCCGAACTTAAGAGTCTTGTACCAGGCATTCGTATCGGTCGTATTCAGGGCGAGAAATGCGACGTCGGTGCCGAATTTGACGTCAGTATCGCCATGATTCAAACACTCTGCTCCCGCACGTTTCTTACCGGCACATTCAACCATTTCGGCTTCGCTATATTTGATGAAGTTCATCATCTCGCCGCCGAACATTTTAGCCAGACGCTCCAACGGGTCCATTGCCCCAAGATGCTCGGTCTGACCGCCACGCCTAAACGTAACGACGGTCTGTCCAAAGTGTTTACATGGTATCTCGGCACGATTGTCTACCAAATTGCCCGCCGACCCAAAGATGATACGGTTCGGGTGGAATGTCTACGCTATACCGACTCCGATGACGCCTATACCGAAGTGAAATGTGGCTGGGACGGTAAGCCGATTCGTGCCTGTTTAATCAATAATATCGCCAACTTTGCCCCTCGCACTCGTGCGATGATTGAGTGGGTGGCGCCTTGTCTACAGGAAGAGGGTCGGCGCCTGCTCATATTATCCGACCGCCGTGAGCATCTCAAAGAGTTTGAGACCGGCTTTCAAGCACAGGGAGTGAACTCTATCGGCTACTACGTCGGTGGAATGAAGCAGAAAGACCTAGATTTGTCGGCGACCCGCAAGGTTATCCTAGGTACCTTTGCGATGGCGAGCGAGGGAATGAATATTCCCGCACTCAACGCCGTTTTGCTGGCAACCCCTAAAAGCAATATTGAACAGTCGGTCGGTCGTATTCTTCGTCTCAAACCCGAAGAGCGTACAATTCAGCCACGCATTTATGACGTCCTAGATACGGCGTTCCCCGAATGCTTTGGTCAATGGTCTCGTCGACGTAAATTCTATCGGGACTGCGGTTATACCGTCAAGTTCAGCACCGATGAAAGCGAGGAGTCGTCTGAGGAGGAAGCACCGGCTGCTGAGGGATGCCTGCTTGTAGATGATTAATCTTTCGTAAGAATAGGAATGAGCTACAATAATGGTCCTGGTCCTTTAGTGTTGACAACCGAGAACGATCCCAGTCTCTGGCGTACAAATTCGTACCGCCAACGGCTACAGGCACGGCGTAATGCCGCCCGCACGCGTAAAAACCGTCCTGGAATTACGAACACAATCAAGAAGTGGTTTGGACGCCCGGCTACTACTGCTGTGACTGCAACGACTCGGCGTAGATCCCATCAAACACGGAGCAGCCGCCGTCATCGTCGCAGCAATATGCCACGAATTATGTATGAGTAAAGTAGGAATGTCGTCAGGCAAAAAAGTTGTTACCGCCAATCCTGCGTGGATGTTACGAAAGCCGTCTGGTCCGCCACCTGGCTCAGGTCTCGGATTCAATACATCTATGAATAAGAAATCGCCGAAACGGAATTTATCGCCGACGCGTACTACGCGTAAAATGGGCTCGCCGCCGCCGTCGCCTAAGCGTCCTAAGAAATATCGCCGCACGCTAAGACGCCGTTAAAAATTGAATTATTATATGTTTTCCTGTGTTTCTAACACAATGAAACATACTGTAGTGGCATCTACGGTGCCGGTGCCCAAAGGGCACGTGGTTATTAAGGTTGAGAGACCTAAATTTCAGGAGTTTATGCTATCACCGCCGCCCAATTGGATTTGTTGCCGTTATCCTTTCGTATTTGGTGGATGTTTGATGCTCTGTGGTGCCGGTATGACGATTCTCTTCATCTACGCGTTCGGCGGATTTCTTCCGCGTTAAATGTGTGCCTGCGTGGCGTTAAATGTCATTTTTGTACGGCTTACACTCACCATATAGGGATTTGAGTCATCGTTTTGGGAAACCGGTGAGTTGACAATGACCGTAGGAGTAAACTGGAATGGTTTCTTCTGCTTTCTGTTCATTACGACGATGACCACCGCCACAACGCCGACAATTGCTGCACCGGCAAGTCCGCTGCCAATCGCAATTCCTGCAACATTTGTTGTACTGGGTGTAGGAGCGGCAGCATTTACTACAACGACTGGTGCACGGCTCTCTACCGCTGCCACTGCTACCGCTCCAGCACTCGGTGTTGCCGTTACCGTCACCGTTGCTGTTGCCGTTGCCGTTGCCGTATCGGTTGATGTAGTAGTTGGTACTATTGCTGGCGTTGATGAAGCGGTTGCCGCCGAAGTTGATGTTGAACTCGTACTCGCACCTCTTGACGCACTTGCCGCCACTGTATGCGTCCTAGTTGCCGTTACCGCCGCCTTGGTTGCTGACGGGCTTGCCACCGCCGACGGGCTCGCACCCGCTACCATCTCCGTCACCGTCTGAACCGCATTGTAGTTATTACCGTTCTTTGAAATGACGACGAGTGCCCAAAGACTGACGGTGCCCGTTCCTGCTACCGGCGGTGTCCACGTCGCCTTAATAAGTGTATGGGTGGATCCGCCGTTTGTCTGAGTAATAGAGCCCACACAGCCCGTATTAGAATGCGACTGTGAATCGCCCGCCGCAAACGACCCCGCTATAGAGCTAGCACTTGTCGGGAAACTAGAGGGGGTACCCTTGACTGGTGCCCAGCTCCAGCCCTTGAAGGCTGTGCTCGCCGCCGAAAGTTGAACTGTATACGTCTTGCCCGCGGTCCACTGCGTCACCGTAGCGGATGTGCTTGTATCAATGAGTGAGAGCGTCCAGTCAGCAGGCATCGGGCTCTTATTCGTACCGTGACCTGCCTGCCCACAACTCGTCGCCCCGCCACTATACGCCCACGAGCCGACAATGCTCGCTGCTGCAAGGACTAGAGATAGGATGCCCATTTGGTATAATTACCTATTATGGCTGGTCTCCTTTATTTTTAGATAGCGGTCAATTTTGAGGTCCGCAATTGTAACCCAGCGTTGATAAATACACTTGAGTATCTGGGGTGAGATAGTTATTGTTAAATGTATATAGTTCAATCGCCGTAGGCATATCCGATAGCGTTGTGATTAGATTTGTATCGCAATACAACAGCGATAAGGATTGAGGCAACGGTGGCAAGGTGGTCAACTTATTTTTATCACAACTCAGCGATGTAAGAAGCGAAAATGACCCTGATAAATCGGTCAATTGATTTGCGGACACGCCTAAAATCGTGAGGCTTGACGGGAGCTCTGGGAGGTCGGTCAGTTTATTGTAGGCACAATAGAGTTCTGTTGTAGTAGTCGGTATAGTCGGCAACACCGTAATCTGATTCGTCTGGCAATATAACTGCTGTAAGCCGTTCGGCAGGTCGGGTAGCGACGTAAGTTGATTGTCACCGCATATCAATGTATTGAGCGTGTAGGGAAGTTCAGGAAGGCTTGTTAGCAGATTAAACGAGCAGTCCAGCCATGTAAGATACGGCGGCAACGGCGGGAGCTCCGTCAATCCTAGATTTGAAACATCCAATCGTGTTGTATCTTTCAAATTCGCAATACGTTCTTCTGCGATATCCATTCTAGTATTTAAAACTTTAAAAATTGCTATAATTTTACGTTGTTTTACGATTCTTACGTGTTTTACGCTTACCACCACGGGACAACTTCGCCGCTAGTTTTGCCTCCGCGATAGCAGTATTCAAGTTTCGTGAATGCTTGCTCTTTAGTTTTGCGATTAAACTACGTACAGTCCGAGTAGCAGCGTTACTTCCTCTACGATTCAACACAATACGTCCTACCTCCAAAATATCGCTCTTTTTTCCTAAAAGTGCGGCATTTTTATCAATCTCAACCTTCACAACGGAGTTTAGATTGTTCATTCTATTTATGGACGAGTTTTAATGCTTGCGGTTGCGATTGCTCTTCTTAGCATTCTTATGGCTCTTGCGGCTCTTGCGGTTGTTGCGACGGCTCTTGCGGTTGTTACGACGGGCACCGCCGAACAACGACTTGGGTGGCGCAGGGGACGAACCGTTCTCGGGTCCTACACGCGCCGCCACAGGCCAGACCTCATTGAACGCCGCTACACCATCCGGTAAGAAAACACCCTTATCCGTGGAGGGAGAGAAGGTGAAGCCCGCCGATGACGCATTATAGACCGGTAACGATGATCCAGGACCACGGTAGCACTCCTCAGGGTAGGCGTTCGGTGTACCGTACGATCCGCCTCTGCGCTTGGTACGGCGACCACCCTTCATGAACGCAGGGTTCAATGTACCCTCCTCAAAAGGTGATACGCCCGCTGTAGATCCAGGGGGAGCGAGCGAGTACAAGTCGGCAGGAGCACGTGGGTCAGGCATCTCAGGTACCTGAGGGTTGAGTAAGTGATGCGTACCCATGCGACCGTCGCACGGTACCGGTGTATGTAACGCATCTACATTTGGACCGTCGCCACCAATGCTCTGGCTAGGGTCAATCGCATAACCGTACGTACCGCCGCCTCGGTGTTTGCGTGTACGACGTCCGCCTGAGTAAGGCGCATTATTGCGTGCAGGTAAACCGGTAAACGCCGGCGCACCGCATCCGCAGCCGCCTCCTGTCATAAGACGAGCCTGGCAGCCGCACGCACCACCGCGTACTCTGCGACTGCTGCGACTGCTGCGACTGCGGCGACCGCCCGTCAACGCAGGCTGAGGTAAAATGCTACCGCACGCACCACCACGACGGCGACGAGCCCTGCGGGATCGGTTGCTTCGCTTACCTCCCGCCATCGGTGCCTGCGCCGATGCCAAACTCGCATTTGTCACCTCGTTGTAGAGTTCGCCGGGACGGTTGGTCCAGTAGCAATCATTGTACGGGTGAGTTACAGCGTACTGACCCAAGCCAGTCTGGTTCTGCCAGTCGCCGCCAGGCATCTTATCCAAGGGAAACAATGTGCCTTCCGCGGCATAACCGCCGCCGCGGCGATTCGCACTTCCGTGAAGCCCATGCTTCTTGTTCATTCCACGGCGTAACGCACGATTCATCCTCTATCTTACCCCTCGGATTTTTTCGGCTCTATAACCGTCTTAATTTCCCACTTATCAAATTGCTTATTATGCTCAGCCACGACGGCGATTTCGTCCAGGTTCGCCAAACGCAGTGCCTTACTAATCGCCAACGTCCTCACCAATCCCAGACCCAGGCGCTCTTCGCCCCGCCAAACGGAGTAAACGTCGGGTCCTATTTCCTTCTTCACCTTGAAAATATCCGCACCAGGTACAGGCTCCTTGGCGGGCTGGGTTACCGGTGCCGGCTCAGCCTTTGGTGGAATCCAAATAATCCGCTTCGTATTCGGTGTATTAAGAACAAACTCCACAACCTGGTTTGCGTCGGGCTCCTGTGCCTGAATCAGATTCACCGATGTATATTTCGCCAAAACAATCTCCGTTCCCTGTAATTCTAACATAGGTTTGAAATGGTTTGCGGCGAAGTCGGCGACAATCCGCTCCCAACGCTCTCGGAATGGCTTAGTCTGCCACACGGCGGTGCCCTGCCACGTCAGGACGTCCTCAATCACGAGTTGTCTGGTCTTGTTATAGTATGCTGAAAAGATAGCACCGTCGTTTAGAACGGTTTGGGAAAGACGAAGGCGAATGCGTTGCGGTCCCATTTTCGCCGCAATCGGTGGCAGATATACCGCGTATCCTAGATTGGGAACAACCGCAAGGAATCCTGAGAGGATACCACGTGGTCGAAGACTTGCGACGACTTTCTCTTTACGAATGAGGGCTTTATCGGCGCCGTTCTCGGCGTACATACGGCTAATGCCAAGCGTCTTACCACGCGCACCCCATCCACTATTGCCTATGTATTCTTCGGTGGCGGCGACCCAATCCATTATGTTTTTGGGGGTATAATTAATTAATGTGACCGGGTTTTAGACCGGCAGGATTACGCATGATTTGCTTCATATTCTGCCGAGGCTATCAATAAGCCATTTGAGTAAGCAGACGTTCCAGTAAACCCAATAGATAGAGATGATGAACCAGGCGCGGTCGCATTTTTTACCCATAACACCTTACCAGATGAGTTATAAGCTACTACAAAATTATTAAAACTACCATTATTAATGATAGTAAGCCCAGAATTTACGGTTCCATTCGGTGTGCTATAGAATGAAACCAGAGGGGGTGTGCCAACTGTATCCGTCCATCCGCTGACATACACGTTTCCGCCTCCAACCGTGATTGAGGTAGGTAATACACCTACATTCTCACTATAAGGATAAGTGCCGGTGAATAAGGTTTTCCAAAGCGGTGTTCCGCTTGTATTATATACTATAACAACTCCTATAGTAAATCCCTGTCCGTTGTAAATCATGGTATTACCGGTTGGCACCCCACCGGATGGCATAACTGAATTCGCCGGATCGTAGGTTGCTATATTTGAATTCTGTGAATATGCTGAGACATAGATATTACTGCCATCTACAGTCATACATCTGGCGACCAAAGAACCATTTTCTGGGTCGCCGTACGGCGCGCTCATATTCACTGCCCATTGTACTACTCCACTACTATTGTATTTTACAAGTACTAGATTCGCCGAATAGTTCCATCCGTACACTTGCCGAGCAGGATTGGTTTGGTCCGTAGCCGAATAGACATTCAGAGGAAACTGACCTACATCGTGATTTACAAGTCCGTACCATCCCAGCGCATAAATATTGTTAGAAGTGTCTGCTGAAATAGCTACTCCATACGATTGTCCAAAGTATCCATCTGACCCGTCGCCATACTCAACCTTTGTAGCCCATAAAGGGGTTCCACTTATATTGTATTTAACGACTAACATTGTGTAGGTACCTTGCGTTGTAACATTTACGCCAGGTTGAATCGCACCACTCGCATTATAAAAATATTGGGTAACTGTTCCGCCAGTTCCATTTGATCCAAAAGCACCTGTTATATAAATATTTGAACCCGTATATATAATACTATAGACATACAGCACTCCTTCTAAATCAGGACTAGTCGTTGTGGGTGTCATCTGGACGCTCCAAACCGGATTTCCGCCCGAATCATATTTGATTAAATATCCATTTTGAACATCGCCACCACTTGGTGGCGGATAGGAATGAAACACGGAACCATCTAGATTATAAACATTACAACCATTACCGGTATATCCTGCTACATAAATATTATTTCCGTCGTTGGTGATATTTAATACATTCATCCAATCAATATTATTGGTCCATAAAGCGATGCCCGATGAATTATATTTTACAATAAGTCCACCTACCAATGGTGACCCGCCAGTAATATTTGTAGTGACCGTAACCGTTTTATCCGCATTAATGAAATAGGGTATACCGCTGGCACCAAAATACAAATAGTAATCGGAGACTAAAATAGTATTTGTTCCATCGGTTGTTAAACTTGCGTATCCCAAAGATGTACCGCTTATATCGGCAACAAATAAAGGCTTGCCACCACTGTTATATTTAATCAAGTTTAATCCATATGAGTAGAGTGCTGTGTTTGATGGTGGCGCAATCGAGGTTGCTACATACTCTACATTTGTTCCATATGTAAGACCGCCAGTTGCGGGTTGAGTCAAATAAGGAGCACTTGTATTATTTGCCCATTGAGTAATACCATTTGTATTGTAGGCTATTAGAAAATCGTTTTGGACACCAGTCAACGGTATCGTAACTCCTGAGAGCACCGGTTGTCCGCTCGGCGGCGGTATAACCGCACCATTATTATCATAGGGCACATCGTATGTAGACGTAGGAGCCGTCATATTTCCGCTTACATATAGATAATTGTTAACCACGGAAATATAGAACGGACTGCCGCCAAATATATTTGTAACCCATTGTGCGATACCCGCTGTGTTATAATTTATAATAACACCGTCTCCTAATACCGAAATATTTATAGGACCAAATGTTGTAGCATTCGTATTATAACACGTAATATTACCACTAGTGACCCCCGCAATATAAATATTCGTTGTAGTGGCTGTAATAGAATAAATGGTATTTGACGCTGCCCCAATGATATTTGTTCCCCACTGTGCTACACCTAATTTGTTGAACTTTACAAGATAGACAGCAGATCCTGAATTATATCCTTTAATAGAAATCACCGGCGCAGAATTGTATGACTGAGAATTGGGAGAATATATATTTAATGGACCAGACATACGATTTCCGTTATATGTACCCGCAGCATAGACATTATCTGCGGCGTCGACATAAAGTGCGGTCGCCGATACCGTATTTAAATTTCCTATACTTGCTGCCCATATAATATTTCCCGCTGTAGTATACTTCGCAACAAATGCGGTTAAACCGCCGTTAGTAGACACCGAGGATAAACTTATTCCAGACTCCACATCTCCTGGTGGGTTATAAAATACTAAATTGCCCGTTTGACCATACGACCCTGTTACATAAATACCAGTCGGTCCTATTGCTATCGCAGTTATTGTACAATTCGCATTTGACGCACCGATTTCGGTCACCCATGATACCGCACCGCTTGGAGTATATTTCAAAAAAACTCCACTATTATAATTTGCCGCCAGTGGATAGAGCTGTTTAAAACTTACTCTACTACCTGAATAAGTAATTGAATATAAAACACTTTCTGGTGAATCATTTAATGTATACAAAATATTATTTAATCCAGTTATATTCGTCAATAATGATCCGTTACCTAGATTTGTTATTATTTTGGAACTGGCAGGGGTTGCGTAAGTATATTTTAAGAAATTATTAGCACCATACAAGGAGACATAAATATTATATGAATTAGGATCCGCATAAATACCATATACACTTTGAGGAATATTTATATTTGTACCTGTACCTGTACCGGTACCAATAGACGCATTTAAAGTTAGATACAGATGACCACTTAAATCCCAATTAGTATCATTATTTACATTGCTCACATCCCAAATAATTCCACTTACATCAGGATAATGAGCATTATTATAATCAGCAATTAAAAGGTGCCCATTACTAAGAGTACCATGGTTTGTATAAGAAACACTAAATGGTAAAATAATACCATCTGCTCTGCTTGAACTATTTGTAACGGTTTTAGTATTAAATGCTCCAACAGTTGGAGGTGTAACTTCATTATTCATAACTATTCTACATAGTGAGTTTGGGGTGCTTGTATTTACTAAATATAATTTACTCTGGTAATCGGTTGTTATAGAATAAATTCCATTAATTTGTAAAATCTGGATAGGGGCGTCAGCAAATGTTGTATTCAATTGCCAAATTGTTTGTTGGTTGTCTACTATATATAAATATCCAGCCTGCCATGCTACAGATGATATAACTGTACTCACTCCATAGGCACCAAGAGATTTAATACTCATAATCTCACCGTTCGTCTTCAATTTATAAGCATTCGGATTGCTATCAATTATATAGATATATGTACTATCATTTGTAATTGCCGACGCATTAAATAAACTGACATTCTGTTTCAACGTTCTATACAGGATTCCATTCGCATTATACACATTTAAATTTGTAAAAAAAGTGCCCGCCTGGTAACTATTCACACCATCGGTCAGACTTGCCAACAACTGTAAATATGTTTGTGACGTGAGATAGGTAGCCCACTGCGCAATACCATTCACATTATACTTTACAATATAACTTCCGTTTGCCATAGTTGATATAGACACCGGTGTAACAAGTTGCGTCCCATTCGTGTTTACAAATAGAAGCGCACCCGAAAAATCTCCCACCGCATATACATTCGTTCCGTCTGTGGTCATACTATGATTTGATACGGCACCACTGATATCTGTAGTCCATTGAACCACGCCATTATTATTGTACTGTGCGATGTTACATCCATACGATGTCAACGCAGAATTTGGCACCGGTGGCGGCGGAATAGGTGGTAACGTAGGAACACTCGCAATATACGAATTATATTGTGCTATCGTTGTATTGACCGCCCCCGCATCTAAATCGGTGGCAATAGAGACCGATGACCCATTTCCACCGTTTCCACTACTCCAAGCCACTGTGTTTGTAGTACGAATGAGTCCGTTATTAATAGACTGATTTGTAATCGTCGCATTCGCAAATATCATACGCTCTCTACGACGTGCTGTCGTAGCAGAAGCACCGTTATTCGTTGCGGACGGTATTTTCCTATTCGGGCATAGCATTTATATCATAGAAAATGAACTATTCATTTCCGCCCCGTCAAAGGCGCCTACACCCTGCATAAAGTCGCCGCCATTCTGTAGCATTTCTGGTGAATAACCGGCGGCGTTGTGTGGACCCGGCGACGAATGCTCCGATCCGAGTCCCGATGAGACAATCTTACCCACTCCAGGACGCTGACGGTGCTCAATCATCTGCTCAGGATGACGTAAGTTGGATCCAAACTCTGCGTCCATAAACGCCACACGATTCAGGGGGTCGGTCGCCTCCGGTGGGTCGTAATGAATCGCCGGTGGAGTACGCTGGAGCGGCTCGGGTGTTCGCATATCCTCCTCCGTCATACCAACCGGAACCGGCATGGGTTTTGGGACCGGTGGTCGTTGGCGCGTTGTCATTACCGGAGCAGCCGTTTCTGGCGTCTGCGGACCTCCCACCACACCATCCGGTGATTGTTGCTGATATACCTGTGGAGGTACATAGGGCTGCTGCGGCATCGTCATTTGAAGAGTGGGCTGAACATGGTCCATCTTTGGCACTCCCTGTGCGGCTGACAGTACGGCATTCACACGAGTCTCAATCTGTGTTTCCAACAAACGGGGATAATTGGACGCTTTCACGATATAGTAACCAAAGAAAACGAAAACTGCCACAATAATCACTAATACAACCCAAGCCAAAGGTATCCGGGTCGCCATATGTTCTACTAATTTCAACCCTGAATTTTGATTCGTTAATTCCACGCAAATAAATCTGTCCGCCCAAAAAAGAAAAACATGGCTAGCGAATTCGCCGCCTTTGCCGATTTGTCGGGAGTTGTTCAGTCGCTCGTTAAAGAACTTGAAGGCAAGGTTCTATCCCAAACCGACCTCATTGCGCATTTACCTAAATTCGTCCTTGTCGCCTGGACAAGCAATCTATCCGTTGATAAGGCGGAAGCTCAGATTCTCGCTGCGGTCAAGCATCTTATTGCGAAGTTTGTACCTGCTGACCAGCAGTCTGTCGTGACGAGCTTCGTTGATTCGGCGTTCCCTGCGATCGTGACTGCGTTGAACGGTTTGATTGAACAGGTGAAGGCGGAGGTCTTGAAGAAGGCGACGGGTGCGTTGAACGATGTTGAGAAGAAGGTGGAGGCGGTCTGCGCAACGTCGTGCCTCCCATCGTTCTTTGGTTTCCTGAATAAGTGTGCGAAGGAGGTCCCCGCCGCTGCGCCTGCTGTTGCGGCTGTTGAAAAGACTGTCGCTGCGGAGGTCCCTGCGACGATTGAGGCGGTGACGGAAGCAGCGAATTCTGATATTTCGGCTGCTCTTGCACCTGCTCTTTTATCGGTGAAGGAGGATGAGCCTGTGTCTGAAGCCAAGGCGGAGTAAAGATATTCAGTTGGTTAAGAGTTTCCTGAATCTCTGACATTGTACCACGGATGTACAGTAAATTGCCGGCTTTGATATGCCTATCGAAGATCACCTCTTCGCTCCACATATCATCTATATTGAGCGGTGGGGCTTGCGTCGCTAGAGGGGTAATGCTCTCTAGGAGAAACATCTCGTCGGCGTGCTCGTACTCTGCGACCGGTTTACGGGTTTCCGCCTGCCACGCCGTATCCCAATTAGGGGACGACTGAATAAAGCCCCAATTGGCACCCCAGCGGACCACGTGCTGCGTGGTTCGGCGGGCTTTCGCATGCGTCTTATGAAATTCCTTGACCGCTTTGCCACTATACGTCAACAGGTACGACATTTTTTGCGTGGTGTTATATTAATAACGCAGTGGGCGATTTAAACCGGTGCCGCCAAAAAATTTGAAGGCATTTAAGCCACTAGAGAATAAGACAATACAAAGAATGTGGTGTCTTGTTCTACAACCTAAGGGTACTACCCGCAATGCGACGTTACCCGCCGGTCGTACCGAAGTTCTTGATTGCGATGCTGCGTGTGCCATTCTTCGCCGTGCGACGGCGCCCGAGCTCATCGGTACCTTCAAGTGGGGGGCTATAACGGTATATCTCTTTGGATATAAGACCGGCAAAGCCGGCACCGAAAATAAGCACGAACTCCCACCTCCGCACGATACGGTATTGCTGTTTGGCGAAGCACTGCTCTGTGCCACCCAGGCGGGTGCTCTAGTCTCTTTTGACGCAACTATGTTTAAGAACTTCTACAATGAACTCAATGGCGGATTTGATGACCTAGACGAAGACGAAGACGAAAACGAAGACGACGACGACGACGAGGAGGAAGAAGAGGAAGAGGAAGAGGTAAAAGAAGAGGAAGACGAAGAGGTCGTAGAAGACCTGCCAGAAGAAGATGAAGAGGAAGCACCGCCCGTCCGCGTCGTCAAAGTTGTCAAGGCGAAAAAAGGCTCTAAGAAAGTTCCTCAGTGGTTTTCCCTAGAAGAACTGGCACCTGAAAAGTACGATATGTAATTACACTTCAATAATAATCTGTCTGTCCATCGGTAATTTTTGAGCAATCGCCGAATATTGCGAATCTATGAATCCGTTAATCTCGTCGGCTGCCTTATACATCATAGCACTAGCCTTTTCCGAGCAATAGATAAATATATACATCGCCGCAGTAAGAACCGCCAGCATCGTCCAAAATCCTAGCCAAAATGCGTGAAAATTAAACATTGTGGTTTCTGGGAATGTTGGGCACAGCAAATTCAATTTTTTTCCGCCCCGCCGACAAAAATGAAGCCTAAACGCTCGTCGCTGTGATAAGGCAAATGTCCGCCGCTCGTGATAAAGTCCGCGCCGTAATTCGTGCCCGCTGTTCCGCCCTAACGCCCGCCGAGCAGGTAGACCTTGAGCGGGGTATCTTCAACTTCACCCTAGAAGACGCAAAACGCCGCTCTATTCGCCGCGTTTGGGAAAATCCTGAGTTTCAAACATTATACGAGATTTGCGCTCGGCGGACGGTCTCCAATATTGACACGTCATCCTATGTCGGCAATGTACGTCTGATTGACCGGCTCAAGGAGGGCGAGTTCAAGCCGCACGATATCGCCGCCATGCCGTTCACCGAACTCCACCCCGAAAAGTGGGGCAACTACGTAGAAATGTCTATCAAGCGTGAGGCAAAGATGTTAGAGGTGGATAAGTCGGCGGCGACCGATATGTTCCGCTGCTCCAAGTGCGGTAAGCGGGAATGTACTTACTATGAAATGCAGACGCGCTCCGCCGATGAGCCGATGACCCAGTTTATCCGCTGTCTCAACTGCGGCAAGCAGTGGCGTCAATAAACTACGGATTTGTAGGATGTTTTTAACTATACTCACGTACAACACGCATGGTTTGCCTTGGTCCCGTGATACGTCCGTGGAGATTTGCGAATGGCTCAAAGAGCGCCGACCGCAAGTCATTTGTCTACAAGAAGTGTTCTTAGAGTCAAATCGGCAGTACTATAAAGAGCATCTAGAACGTAATGGCTACCGTGTATGTATCCCCCGAGACGGTGACGTTACGCTCGTCAACAGCGGACTACTCACAGCGTTCTTAATCTCCCGTTACCAATATGTGAGTGAATGTTTTTATCCGTATCTTGACTATCATAATGTGGAAATCTTCGCCAACAAAGGATTCTATGCGGTAACGATTCGCGAACATGTGAGCCGGCGCACTATTGTCATCACAAATACGCATATGCAGAGCGATACCGAAATTGGTTGGATTGTAGGACGAAAGGTTACGCAGGATATACGAAAGGCGCAGCACCAGCAAATCCTACGAACGCTTACAACGCCCAATGCGGTACTTGTCGTCGGCGATATGAACTGCGAACGGTCGCCCGAATCGCTCATTCGTTATATGACGCCCGTAGACGAAAGTCGGTTGAAGAAAGCAACGTTCTATTCAACCGGCGAAGATCTGGACCACGTCGCCTGGTTTCCCTTACAATGGGCGAGACCCAAATGCCAATTCTGCGATTTTATGCGGAACGGTCCGCGTCTTCTCAATTGCCAAGTCTTCCAGAAACCCTGGAGCGACCACGCACCCGTCTTGTTTTCAATCTTCCTGCCCCTGATGATAAATAGGACAGGTTAGGATCTACCCAGGCGATACGGGCTTTACGTGTAGCACGGCGGTGGCTTTTACGAGATACCATCTTATATCGGGACACGAAAATATTCTGAACGTGTAGGGGCTAAGATATGGCAAAGTCTACGATGTTCTGGTGGTATATCGCCGCATTTTTACTATGTATCGCCGTCATCGGCGGTGCGTACTATATTTCACATGAGATTGACGATTGTCGTGTGCTAGAAACGATTCAAACGCCCAACGGCATGGTACAAATCGTCAACGATGAGTGTAAGGAAGCGTTGCCGCATACGACCGACAAAAATACAATTCGTATGACGAAGAGCATTTGGAGCGGCTCCCGCCGCAATGACGTCCTCTTCCACGAGCGTGTCCACCTTGAGCAGAAGCGTGCCGCACGTGATTGGGCGGAATTCTACCGTCGGTACTGGGAATACGATATCTCGGCGAAGCCGCCGACCGATTTACCCCATGGATTTATTCGCAATCTCCGACCCAATCCCGATACACGTGCGGAGCCCTGGGCTATCTGGCGCCGCCGTTACCTATTCTTCCCGAACTACGCAAACTCTGCGGCACCCTCCCTAAAAGACATCCGCGTTCAGGTTTGGGATATGCACGAAAAACGCCTAGTGGGTGTGCCCGACGAATGGAAAGAGATTTTCTGTCACGAAGATTCGTGTCCCTACCAATTTGAGCACCCGCACGAAATTTCCGCCGAATTTTTAACCCACGACAACCATTCTTCAGCGTCAGCCCGACTACAAAATTGGTGGAACGCTAATAAATATGTCTCCCGTACTCCTTAATCCAATTTCCAGGCAAAAAAATGGTTATAGGAATTAGGAATGGAGAGTATCGAGGTGGTCCCGCCGGTAGCTTCTAGTCCTTTGGATTCTATGCGCGGGCGAGGAAAGCGTAGTGGACTCTGCCACCAAAAGTACACAGCCTCTGAAAAAAAGCACCCGAAGGGTAATAAATCAATTGTCATTCTGGTACTACCCGAAAACACATCTAAGCCTATAGTAGGGCATAAATATGAGCGCTAACCCTCCCAATGCCGGTATAACGGCATCAAGAGGTCTGGACTTTTATACATATATCAATCATAAATGGCAGTCGTCGGTAAAAATTAAACCGTACGATTCCAGTGTCTCTGTAAGCGACGAGATTGAAACCCGTGTAGAGAACACACTCTTTGATAGCATTGAAAAAGTATCAAAAACGAAACCCAACGACCCAGTCAGTCGCCTGGTTAAGAGTATTACCACTCACAACTATCAAATAAATAATATATACGACCTCCAGCGACTATTTTCATTGTTTGAATGTCTAAATACGCATGAAGATGTTGCGCGCACTATTGGAAAACTGAATCGCATACAGTCAAACGCTCCTATCAGTTTCGTCGTTGCCAACGACCGCTATATTCCTAACAAGCGATGTGTGTATATGTATGAGCCCAAACTCGGCTTACCCGAAAAACAACAATATAAAAAGGGATTTGATACCAAGGCACTCAATGCGTATACTCACGTACTCAAAATCGCCGGCGATATTCTACATGTAGAGAATCTAGCATCCGCCGTGGACTTAGAAAGCCGCCTTTTGCCGTATTTGTCGCCCGAAAATGACCGTGAAGACGTGGCATTTTCCTACAATCCTAAAAGTTTGTCCGATTTGACTCGTGCCTACACCAATATCCCTTGGAAAACGATAATGCTAGCCTGGGGAATGACCCCCGCTATGGCGTCCTCGGCAACCTACATCGTCACAAATACAGCGTATGTTGAATTACTGGACCGTATGTTCCAGCATTATTCTATGACGACCTGGCGGATTTGGATGCGGGCACAGACCATCGTACATTTTATGAAATATCTACCACCCCCCTTTGACGACCTCCACTTCCAACTTTGGGGGAAACAGTTACAAGGTATAAGCGAAAAGATGCCCCAGCGATTCTTAATGCTTACGTTTCTCAAAGATAACATTCCGCATAATCTAGGATATATTTATGTCAAACACGGCGTTGCGAGTAAGTTGAAGGCAACGGCTTCAAAACTCGTAGAAAATCTACGTAATTCCACAATTGTTCGTATTCGTGAATTGCGATGGATGACCGACGACACGAAGAAAAAGGCGATAGAGAAATGTAAATCTATGTTATTCCAGGTCGCCTATCCTGATAAGTGGGAATTTGAACTTGATGAGGTGAAAATAGACGAACGCCGCATGCTCACGAATCTATGGAATCTCGCAAAATACGATACCGATCATATGCTTAAGCATCTCAAACGGGGAAAAATCAACGAAAAAGAGAACTGGGAAGACGGTGTCTTTGAAGTGAACGCCTATTACTACAGCGATAAGAACATGATGGTGATTCCCGCCGGTATCCTAAACTCTCCTTTTTTTGACCTCAAACGTAATGAAGCGTGGAATCTCGGCGGTATTGGTGCCGCCATCGGTCACGAAATTACGCACGGATTTGACGATGACGGGCGCCTATACGATAAGAACGGCGTCATGAACGATTGGTGGTCGGCGGAGGATGCCGCCAAATACAAAGAGATGTCCAAAGCACTCGTGGACCTGTTTAATGCTGAGACCTATATGGGCGGAAAGGTGGACGGCGAATTGACACTCTCCGAAAATATTGCCGACCTCGGCGGCGTCTCCATCGCCTTAGAAGCGCTAGAAAT